TCTAAAACCTTAGAGCAATTTGATACAAACCTAGAAAATTTTGCAAAACTAATTCCGTATAGTAAATATGACCCTAGAGACCAAAAGTATTCTGCGGCTCAAATTAAAAGTAATTACGCTGCCGCAGGTATTGATCCTAAAGTTTACGACCAGCTTATTGCGTCCACTACTCCAGAAGTTTTTGGTCGCATTATGATTAAACAGGATATCCTTAAGAACGTCGTTAGAGACTCTGGGGAGAAACTGTTAGCTCTCAGAACTAAAACCGAAGGTTTAGAGGGCTTTGAGTTAAAGAAAGCTGAAGAGCTTATGTTTGATGAGCTTGGTCGTTTTGAAAGATCGTTGTCTGCTTACTCAGCTATCGGAACTGGTGCATCTCAAACTATGCTTGCTCGTCAAGCGCGGTTTAACGGCGGAACCATAGGAGGTGCTAAAACCCCTACAAAACGAGTTTTAAATAACTTTGATACTGTTCTTGAAACAGATCTTAAAAACCTTGAAGAAATTAACCCTGATGCTCCGTTAAAAACAGCACCAACAAAAACAACTCGTAAAGGTAAAGGTAAAGCTGAACCATCTACAACTGTTAAGACCGCTGATGATGTTGACGTTGAATACACTACACGCATCGAAACTCTTCAACAACGACTTGATGACCTTAGGGCTTCCACGCTTGAAGATCCTACTGTTAAGACACCTACAGATCCCACAAGTCTACCTCAGAAAACTGCTGAGGAATTGGATCTGGAGGCTAAAATTAAATTCTACGAAGGAACAAAGTCTGATCGTGTTGAGCTTCAAAAGACTCTTAATGAATTAGAGCGTGTCTCTAACATGACCCCACAACAACTTCGTAAAGAAGCTGAGAAGCTTAAAGCTAACAAAGACCTACGTCCTAAAGAACCCTTAAGATCTGTTGATCAACTTAAAGCAAAGGTAACCGATCTTAAAAGTAAACTCATCGAAGCTGGTAAAGAACAAATGAGAGCAGACCAAGTGCGTAGCCAAGAGGATCTCCTAGAGTTCGCTAAACAGCGTCTTGGTTCTGGAACAGTAAAAGAACTTAAGCAAACCCTATCACTAGCTAACAGTATCGACGATATTGAGAAGCGTATGGCTATGGTCTCTTACGTTCAGAATACCACAATGGGTCGTAAGATGTTCAATGCTACCTACGAGTTCTGGCTTAATAACTTATTCTCTCCTGCTACGCACGTTGTTGCTTCGTTAGGTGGTTTGAGTTCTGTCATTCTTAGGAACACTGAGGCAATCGTTGGTAACACTCTTGTAGGAGACTTCGCACGTGTTAAGGCTCACTTCAATGCCCTTACGACTATCCAAGGTTGGCATGAAGCACTTGACGCTACGGTGTTGGCTATGAAGAACAACGACAGCACTCTTAAGTCCAGTGGGACATCCATCAAAAACGTTTCTCAAGGCGACAGTCAATTCGAAGGACGTATCCAAGGTGGAGCTATCTCTCCAGAAGCGTTTGGTGTAGATCCTGATTCAGCTTTTGGAACAACTTTAAAGTGGTTTGGTAGAGCTGCACGGGTAAACTCTACGCTACTTGTTGGTGCTGATGAGTTCATCAAACAGATAACCTATCGTCAATTCCTTCGCACAGAGTTCTACGCCGAGGGTTTACAAAGGGGATACCTTAGAGGCGAAGAGTTGACCAAGTATGTTGAAGATAAACTTAGCGGCATGGTTCTTGAAGGTGGTAAGATGTATAACGAAAAGAACCTTGCTACTTCGTATGTTAATAAACTTAAAAGCCAAGGGCTTACCGCTGATATGCCAGAGTTTAGCCAAGGTCTTGCTGATGCTTACGCAAAGAACCCTTTTGATAAAACCAAGGGTGTTCTTGCTGAAGCAGCTTATCAATATGGTCTTAAGACGACGTTCACTAACGAAGCTGGTGATGCGTTTACTAAAGGTGTTATGGACATTCTTGAGGCATACCCTGTTCTTAAATTTGTTGTTCCGTTTATTAAGACACCTACGAACGTCCTTAAGTTTGGTCTTGCTAGAACACCGCTGGGTGTTGCTAAGGATTCCATTTTGTTAGCCACCAGTGCCAAGTATCGCAAGATGTATGTTGATGGATCTCCTGCTGTAAAGGCTGACATGGTTGGTCGTATGGCTACTGCGTCTACGTTCACTGCTGGAGCCATGTATTACATCGCTAACAACGAAGGAGCAGTCACTGGTGCAGGTCCTCAAAACAAAGAGGAAAGAGCAGCCCTTAAAGCAACAGGTTGGCAGCCCTATTCGATTCGTATCGGTGATACATATGTTAGCTACAACCGTTTAGACCCTATCGCTACACCTTTAGGTATCCTTGCAGACTTCGCTGAGTTCAACAAAGTAAACGCTCCTAAAAGCGACAGCGATGCAGAAAACGGTATGTCAGCTTTCCTTGTTGCTATGACCTACAACCTTACGGACAAGAGTTACCTTCGAGGTCTTAACAACCTTATGAACGTAGCACGTGACCCTGAGACCTATGGTCCTAAGTTGTTCCAAGATATCGCTGGTGGTATTATGCCAAATACAATCAACAAGCTACAAGACACAGAATCTAAAATCATCCTTAGAGAAAGCCGTTCGATTGCTGATGCTGTTATGAGAAGGACTCCTGTGTTGAGTGAAAATTTACCACCACAACGAAGCTTCCTTGGTGAGCCTATCTACAGAGATAACCCTCTTGGACTCCTCAGTGCTGTCAGTCCTGTGTATGTTTCTAGCATCAAGAACGACCTTGTGGACAAGGAACTTAGCTCGTTGAAACACGGGTTCACAATGCCTCCTTCGAAACTTAACGGTATCGCTGATCTCGACATGAGAGAGTTTACCAACAAAAACGGACAACAGGCGTATGATCGCCTTCTTGAGCTTTCAGGAACCATCGAAATCAATGGGTCAACCTTAAGACAGTCCCTTGCAAAGATGATGAAGTCTGCTGAATACAAGGCAATTCCTAAGGACAACCTTCAAGATACCCTTGGGACAAACTCACCACGGATCGCAGCAATTAACCGCATGGTTAAAGCGTATCGCAACAGGGCACAACAAGAAGTCCTTGGAGAATTCCCTGAGCTTTACCAGAAGTCCAAAGAGCTTACCCAGATGCAACGCGACTACCGCTTAGGTAAATTTGAAAATCAACAATAATCTCCCTTATTAAAACTAACAAACAAAAATGGCTACTACTTACGAACTCTCCTACTTTCAGACTGATACTGGGCTTGCTGGAACAACCTTTGTCTATGGCTTTGATGCTCTTACTTCTGGTGATGTCAAAGCTATTGGATATTCTGGTGCGACTAAAACGGACATTACGTCCACCATCGCAACCGTAAACACCTCCACAAAGACCCTTACGTTCTCTGCGGCTCCTTCGGCTTACACCAAGATCCGTATCTACAGAGCAACTACAGTGCTTCCGTTAATTGACTTCACAAGCGGTGCTGTGTTGTCCGAGGATGCCCTTAATACAGCCTACAGGCACTCCCTGTTTGCAGCCCAAGAGGTTTCCCAAGATGCAGGAGACAGTGCCAATAGGTCTGTTATCTTTACCGCTGACATCAACAATAGTGCAGTCACCGCTGAGAAACTTGCCATTGATTCTGTCAATGCAACAAAGATTGCTGACAATGCTATCCTTGACGAACACATCAATGCTGGTGCTGTAACCAACGCTAAGTTAGCAACCAACGCTGTAACGGCTGTGAAGATCGCTAGTGACGCTGTGACAACCGCAAAGATCCTTGATGCTAACGTAACGGCTGCAAAGCTTGCTGCTACCTTGGATCTCTCAAGTAAAACCCTTACGCTTCCTCCAAATAACAACCCGTTCTCCCAGCAGTTACTTCACGTTGTCGAAGAGTTTGCTACGAATACCGCTGGTGGTTCTGCTGTCGCTGTTACCCAAAACATCCGTGCGTTGAACACTACGATTGTTAATCAGATTTCTGGTGCTTCGTTGAACGCTGGGACTTACCAAGTAACTCTTCCAGCAGGTGAATATGTTGCTGAGTATGTTACCCCTGCTTACAGAACTAACGCATTCTTTAGTCTTATTTACAAGGTATCCCCCGCAACCGCAGGTATTCTTTCGAACGGTCAAAACGCCTATAGTGCCTCTACGGACGCTTCGGTAGGAGTTAGCACTGGTTCCTCCGTGTTTACCCTTGGGACAGAAACGATTATCGACCTTCGAACATACAGTGTTACCGCTCAAGCTACTAACGGTCTAGGTGTTCCTGTGAACCTTGCAGGACGTAACGAACGCTATAGCTCCCTTAAACTCTGGAAGATCGCGTAGTATTATGAACGACAACACGACTTCTCCATCCGTAATAGGTCTTCTTGGACTTCTTGCAAACTTAACTCTTGAACAAGTGAACACTGGAATAGCAATACTTGTTGGTTTATCTACTTTAGTCTATATGATTATTAAGATAACAAAAGAGTTACGAAATCGAAATAAATAAATAAATCTATTATGGACAACGAACCAAACTTCAATCGTGCCTTGAAAATGGAGGGGCTCCAAGATCTGTTGATCGACGAGTTTATCCAACAAATTAAAAGCGGTGAGTCATCACCTGCGATGCTTAATGCTGCTCGACAAATGCTTAAGGACAATGGTATTTATGCCACTGTAACCAAAAGCTCACCTCTGGGTGAACTCGTAAATCTCCTTCCGTTTCGCGACGAGGATGTTGATCGTTGTGTCGGAGAATAGTTATATTTACCTACGTTATGCATCAAGTTCCACACCAACTTAAAGACTTTAGAAACTTCCTTTATCTTTGCTGGAAGCACCTAAAGCTCCCTGATCCAACACCTATCCAATATGAGATAGCCGACTGGATGCAACACGGTCCTAAACGGGCTGTGCTACAGGGATTCCGTGGTGTTGGTAAGTCTTGGATCTGTTCTGCCTACGTTGTCCACCAGTTACTTCTTGACCCCTCCAAGAACATCCTTGTGGTGTCTGCAAGTAAGAACCGTGCCGATGACTTCTCTACGTTCACCCTTAGGTTGATCCATGAGATGCCCTTGTTGGAACACCTTAAACCCTCAGATAAACAGCGGTTCTCCAAGATCTCCTTTGATGTTGGTCCTGCACCAGCCTCCCACGCTCCCTCCGTAAAGTCCCTTGGTATCACCTCGCAGCTTACAGGTTCCCGTGCGGATATTATTGTAGCTGACGACGTGGAGGTTCCTAATAACTCAGCAACGCAATCCCTGAGGGACAAGCTAAGTGAACAGGTAAGAGAGTTCGAGGCTATCCTTAAGCCCCTTGATTCATCACGTATCCTATTTCTTGGGACACCTCAATGTGAGGATTCCATCTACAACAAACTGATCGAACGGGACTACTCTTGTAGGATCTGGACATCTAAGATCATCACTGTTGCCAAGAACGAGAAGTCCTACAAAAGCAACGTAAGTCCTGCGTGTGTTGATGATGCACGTGAGGGGATGCCTAGTGAACCCCTACGATTCTCTGAGCTAGACCTAGCGGAACGTGAGGTGTCCTATGGTCGCACAGGGTTTGCCATGCAGTTCATGCTTGACCCTAAGCTGTCTGACCTTGATCGCTACCCGTTAAAGATCAACGACCTTCTTGTCATGGACATCGATAGGGACAAGGCTCCTGAGAAGTTAGTTTGGGCACAAGCCCCTGACCTTATCTGGGACTCTTCGATTCCTAACGTGGGCTTCACGGGGGATCGCTTCTATCGACCATTTAGAACTGTGGGTGACCACGTAGATTACCAAGGTTCTGTGTTGTCCATTGACCCGTCTGGTCGTGGTAAGGATGAGACTGCGTGGGCTGTCGTCAAGATGCTTAATGGTTACCTTTACGTCAGCGAGTTCGGGGGTCTTCAAGGTGGCTACAGTGCGGATGTCCTTAAGACTCTTGCACTTAAGGCTCACCACCACAACGTCAACGAGATCATTGTTGAGTCCAACTTTGGTGATGGTATGTTCACCGAGATCTTTAAGCCCTACCTTGAGAAAGTCCACCCGTGTTCCATCAAGGAAGTTCGCCACAGCACCCAAAAGGAGAAACGTATCGTGGACACCTTGGAACCTGTGATGAACCAACACAGACTTGTGTTTGACCCTAAGTCTATCAAGATGGACTACGAGTCATGCTCCATATATCCTACGGATTCCCAGCTACGTTACCAGTTGATCTACCAGTTATCAAGGATCACAAGGGATCGCGGTGCTTTAACCCACGATGACAGGCTTGATGCCCTTGCTATCGCTGTTGCCTACTGGGCAGAACACATGGCTCAAGATGCCAACAGGCGTATTGATGACCGCAAAGATGATCTCCTTAAGGAAGAACTAGATAAACTGGCAGATTCCTATTTTAAACGTAACAACAATCAAAGAAGACAAACAACATGGATGTAGAACAATCAATCAAACCACTGGCAGCCCCATACGGAGCCGTAAAGGGGTCTAGAAACGCTTTGGTAGGTATTTGTGTAGGTCACAGCCGTATCGGAGACAAAGGGGCTGTAGGGCTATCTGGTGTCTCAGAATGGCAATACAACAAAACTATCGCAGAACTCCTTAGTATTGAGCTAAAGAAACGCAATGTGAAATCCCTTGTCTTCTCAACATATCAAGGGACTGGCTACGGATCTGCAATGGCGTGGATCGCAACACAACTCAATGTATTCAAGGTGGACTTTGCTGTTGAACTACACTTTAACAGTAATGCTTCCCCTTCTGCCAACGGTTATGAGTTCCTTTATTGGCATAAATCTAAGCGTAGTAAACAGATATGTGAGTTGTTCCGTGGTGTGTTTACAAAGAAATACCCCAATAACAACGACAGAGGCATCAAAGCTCTTACCCAAGAGTCTAGAGGAGCCCTGTTTACACGGTTAACCTCTATGCCAGCAGTGCTCCTTGAGCCATTTTTTGGTAGCAACAAGCGTGAATGGGAATACTTCAGTGAATCCAAGGGTGCTATGATGGACTTGGTGAACACTTATGCAGATGCCATAGAATCGTGCGTGGTGTCTCTTTAGCTCTAGGATGCCCCTAGGACGGCTTAGGGGGGCTTGGGGTAAGTATGGAGTCCAGATATACCCCCAAATCGATTCTAGAGGGGTTCTAGGGGGCAACAAATGAAGAACCCTTAAGTTACCTTAAAGTTGCCCCCTTGTCGCTCGGTCGTCGCTGACGCTCCATCCCTCCCTCCATTCAACACATCTTCTTCATTATTAGTGTTAGAAATGATATTCATAAGTTGTTGAGATTGAGTAACTTACAAACAACTCACTCAATAGGTTCACTATTAGGAAAAAGAGAAAAGGAAGGAGCGAAGGGGAAGCATTACTTAAAGTAACTTAAAGTTATTCTAAGTAAACCTTAAGTGTTACTTAAATACATCTTAAGGTTACCTTAAGTTAACTCTATAACAACTTAAGGTATTGTTTTAAGACTACCTTAAGTTATTCTTTGTTTTTCTATGTTATATTATCTCTATTATTATTATCTTATAAGTAACTCTAAGTAGGAGATTGCAATAGACAATACAGACAAGAACAAAGACTAAGTTTAATGATGAAAGTTATACCACAGCCATGATTAACTTAGTTGGTGATGAATATTTAAACAGTTGTTTAATAAAGGAGGAGCCTCTGGAAACCAAGGAGCAACTCTTCGACAACCTCAGCACACTCCTTGGCACAGGGTTCCCTGAGGGCTTTGTGTTGCTTGTGAAGGGGGATTCCCTAGGTGATGTCCACTTGGCTGACAACATGGGCGACAAGGGGACTCTAGGGCTGCTTAAGGAGGCTCTGGGTTTACTTGATGAATTTGGTGAAAAAATCTGAAAGGGTATTACGATAATGGCGGGCTGAAATTTCCCCCGTTGCCCATCGCTTTTCTGGTGCTTGCGTTACGATTTGAAACACGTTGCCCACAATGCCTTGTTGTTGGTCAAATAGCGATACACTCATAGTGTCTTGTGGTGGAAATGAAGGGCATTTCGAAGGGGAAGGACGTTGACGGCGGAGCCATGGCTTAACGCAACTTACTTGCATTAGTGCATTTTTGGGATTTGTTGCCTTTTTGTATTTTTGACGGTATGCACAAAGTGAATACATAGAGACCACCTAGAGACCACCTAGAGACCACCGCAAGACCTCTCTAACAACTCTCTAACAAGACACCAAGGAGACTCTCTAACAACTCTCTCTCTAACAACTACACAAGGAGACTCTCTAACAACTCTCTAACAACTTCAAGTTCACTTCAAGTTCACCTCAAGTTCACCTCAAGTTCACCTCAAGTTCACCATTTCTTACCCTTATAAAATAAGGAAAAATGAAGATTTTTTAAAATAAATGTTGCGGAAATGTCCCGCGAATGCTTTTATCTTCCTCGTTATGACAAACACCGCAAACAAATCGCCAAGACCAATTACACACAAGCAAGTTATGATCCATCAAATTACACGCAAGTATAACGCAAACAAACAACTCGCGGAACGCCAAAGGTTGCATGCCTTAACGATCGCGGAAGTTTATAAAGAGTATAAATTTTCAAACTAAACCTTAAAATTTCCCCATCTTATGAAGCGTCTCACAATCTCAACCATTGCTTTCCTTGCCATTGTCGCAACCTTAGCATTCCTTGAAAACATGCCAGTGCCCGACCTAATGTCACCGCTGGTTTACGCTTTCGAAGCTTTATTCAATCTCATTAAATAAAAAAACACGAAAAGAAAGAACACCTATGAACACCACCACCACCACCAAGGATAGATTCCACAACGCTAACGGAACTCTCACGATGTATTCCTTTGGATGCGGCTATGTCGAAAGATACGGCAAGGAAGAATTTCCACGCGCCACAATAAGCCGCGAGCCAAACGGCTGGCACGTTAAAGGTTTTGACGTTGAGCACGTTCATTTCTGGGAAATATTTGATCGCATCAAAGAAGCTCGAAGCTTTGCTAAAAGAATCACAAAGTAAAAATAACAAACTAACACGAAAAGAAAACTACACTTATGAATAACTCACAAATATCACACGCATGGGCGCACCAAACCAAACCAAACGGAAAAGGCTCAAATCTTTTCTTTGAGGGGGACACCATTTATTCTTATGGCTATCACTTCCCGATTGCTAAGAAAGTCAATTCGGGGACGGTCTTATTCACCTCGCGCTCTTATTCAAATACTACAGCCGGGCACAAGTCACTTGCTGCTCGCGCCATTCCTTCTGCATGGGCGACTATCGTTATCCCGCATTTTCGCAAGTGTAATGACAACTTAAGCTACTTTGAAGAAACGTTTAAAACCGCTTTGGATAACTATAAGAAGTCGCGGAAGTTTAAAGACGGTTTACTTGAACGCATCCAAAGTCACTTAGAAAATTTCCGTGCGTATTGTGATGCGTTCCAAGTTCCCTTTGAAGACTTTTCAGACAACTTGAAAGCTCTTCTTTTTATTGTTGAAAGTGAGTCTTTTGTTGAAACTTCAGAAGAACGCCAAGCCCGTATCCAAAGGCAAGACGCGCAAGAAAAGAAACGCCGTGAAAAGGAACTTTTAGCCCTTGCGGATAAGATTGACGCTTGGAAACGTGGGGAACAAGTCTATGGCTTTTATCAGTCGAGAGGCTCGCTTGCGTTCCTCCGCGTAAAGGGTGATAAAGTCGAAACTTCACAAGGGGCAAGCGTTCCCGTGAGTGAAGCTTTGCGTTTATTCCGTTTTATTCAATCAATCCAAGGGGACTTCATAAAAGAATCTTGCAAGGTGGGGGACTTCACCTTTACGGAACTCTCAAACGGCGTTGCAACTATCGGTTGCCATAAGATAGCCTTGGAAGAAATGCAACGCATCCTTGCGGAGTGTGAAGCGGTAGAAATGGAGGTTGCCAAGTGAAGCCCTATCGCCACCCGTTGCCACTCGTTAGCCCACCCATGAAAGCATCCACCTATGAAATAACCATGAGATTTGTAATGATTGCCTTCCTTGTCGGATTTTGGGTTGTCTTTTTCGTCTTACTTAAAAAGATACTAGGCTAACCGTCCAACCTATCCAATAGCCCCACTTGTGCCAGTTTGTGCATAGGTGGGGCTTTTTTGCGTCCACTAGGGGACAACCTAAGGGGACAACCTAAGGGGACAACCTAAGGGACAACCTGAGGGACAACCCTAGGACAACCTAAGGGACAACCTGAGGGACAACCCTAGGACAACCCTAGGACAACCCTAGGGGACAACCCTAGGACAACCTAAGGGACAACCTAAGGGACAACCCTATGGACACCCTATGGACACCCTATGGACACCCTATGGACACCCTATGGACACCTATGGACACCCTTGTCGGTGAACGCCTACAGAATTACAATGTATCCGAACGACCACACCCGCACACCCACGGGGAAATTGGACCGATTTACTTTTATCCTCTCTTGAAATTGGAACGATTTACTTTTATTTAAAAATAATTCTCGACACATTCCTAAAACATTTGTTACCAACCACTTCGTCACCAACGACAACACACACACAAACACAACTATATGAAAACACCTATATACCCTATTTGGATCTGTCTCCCATGTGGAAACACCCACGGAAACCACAAAGCTGATGTTTACACGCAACACATTGGAACTTGCTACGTATGCGGAATGAAAGACGTAAGCGTCACCGAACCTAGAGACTTTGGACACCTTAAAAGTTCTTGGTTGGTTGCCTACGATACCGCTCTTGCTGCACGGAAATTGGACAAAGTCACTAAACGCAAGACATCAACCAAGGGTGACCGAGAGAAGACCTTAAAAGTTATCTCGATCACCTACGCTTACCTTAAAGGTGAGTTTGAAAAGGCACAGGGTGAAGTTGATAAGTTGACCTACGATGACCCAGAGTATAACACAGCCCAACGGATGAGAAGTTACATCAAGGGTCAATTTGTGTTGATAGAGCACCTAAGGAATGTTTTAGCGTAACAACCAACCCGAACGAACTATGAACACAGACACACCGAAAATAATACAATTACTAATGTCACCGAACGACTCCGTATGGCAAGGAGTCCTGCTTGGTCTTGGAGATGATGGAATAACATATCATTGCCAAGGGGATACATGGCAGCCATACATACCACCGCTGAAGCTACAAGATAAAGCAGAGCTTGCCGCAGTCACCGAGCAGCTAGAAAACACTCAAGCTGAACTGCTTAAATCCAACATGAGAGAACGTCTCGCACGTGAGGATTACAAATACCAAAAGAACCGCGCCGACGATGCAGGGTTTATGTTAATCGAAGCTAACCAGCAGCGGGACGAATTTAAATCCCACGCAGAGACAGCAATTAACGACCATGAGATGAGCGAGATAAGAAATTACAAACTGACCGAGCAGCTAGCCAAAGCCCATGAAACCGTCGGCACAATGATCGACCAAATCGGGATGTTGCAACTAAAAGACAAGGCGACCACCGAGCAGCGGGATAGGCTGGCGGAGGCTCTGCAGAAAGTCGTTACCTCATGGGATGAAGCGACATGGCTTGATGAGATCGAATTTGAATCATTCAGAGAAGCACTCCAATCCCTAACCCAGAACGATTGAGATATGGCACGCCGCAAAACAGACTCCCGAATACAGGTAACGCCGCTGACTTGGTGCGACGGCTGTATGAATCGCCGCCCATGTGTCACACTGGAATCTGGCATCATATACGAAGATAAGGACTACCTTATCCACCTTTGCCGTTGGTGTCGCGGTCACTTATCACGCCTAATCAATGCAGCGAACAGCCAAGCTGACTGACCGCAAGGTTCGGTCTAGCGTCCTGTTCGATTTAATTTCACCAACCAGAACAAAATAATATGAACTACAAATCTGAAACACCAAGGACAACACTAAGATACGAAGCTGACAAATACGCGCAAGGAGCTTTCTCTGCGTATGAAAATATGCGTGATCTTGCTAAAGAATTAGAAGTGGAACTTGCCGAAGCAATCGAAAGCAGAGAGTTCCAACTAAAACTCAACGTCGAACTAAACGAACGCGAGAAGCAAACTCATACAGAGCTAACCGCCGTCACCGAGCAGCGGGACAGGCTGGCGGAGGCAGCTGAATCCCGTAGTGGGGAGCAGCAGAACTGTAAGCACTGCGGCAGCACTGAAGATTTCTGGTGGAGTCGGACAGAACCAATGGGCTATTACTGTTCAAACTGTGGTGAAGAACACGAACCAGAACACACAATGAACACAGACACACCGAGAACGGATAAAATTACGGACTCCGGCACTAACAAGACCGTGAGCTGGCTTTGCATTGAGTATCAACAACTGTGCGAGAAGCTTGAAACCGAACTAACCGCTGTCACCGAGCATCGCGACAGGCTGGCGGATCTAGTGAAACAATTCATATACATCCTAGACATCACCGAAGAAAGCGACAGCGGAAGATTGTTCCACCCTACCAACATCACAAGCTGTCGAGCAGGTGATCTCCAGAAAATTGGAGAGCTTGTTGAAGCATTGAGAAGAGCTAGTAACGACCTATAAAACCTACCAAATGACCGAAGTATGACCAACAACCAAGACATTACCGAAACCCTACCATCCCGACGATACACCTGTAAAACCTGTGGAGACAAATACCGCCGTGGTAACGCCAAAAGCGAACGCCTTCGACCGCCTATATGCCCACCGTGTGAACGCTACGAATCATATCGTAATTACGTCCAGCCATCATACGTTAATTACCTTACAAAACTTGAAGAACTCTCACAGGCGTTGGTTGATCGCTGGGATACTCCTTCGTGGAAGGATGTTAAAAGCACCGCCGAATACATCAATGCTCTTAGAAACCATCTAAAAGATAAAAAATAACTGTTGACCTAGAACACAATCCGATACATTAACCATCTCTCACACCTATGAATTACCAACACATATTAGACCAAAACAAACCACAACGACTTAACCTAAAGTTCATCA